TCCTCAAGAGCACAAATGGCGTTCTGGCCATACTGGATTTCATACGGCTCGCCGTCTATGTTGATGATTCTCATCCAGACACCACACTCTTCGTAATCGCACCGGTGCCCTGTGCAGAGACGGATACCTGGATTGCGTCTTCCGTGGCCGCCGAAACATCCCACTGCGTAATATATCCGCTCAGGACGTAATCCGGGCTACCGACAGCGTTGCCAGCTGGGCGAATGTGGAAGGTAACCGGCGTCCCCGCCCACTGTGCGCTCTCGATCGCAGAATCCGCGTCAGAATTCGACGTATCAAAAAGAAGGGTGAAAGACATCGTGGCCTCTATCTGTCCGGGTAGATACTCCTTCCACTCTGTGGCAATGGTGCTCACGTCGATCGTGTTTCGGACCGTGGTCATGGTCCAGTCACGGCACGCCATGATCTGTGTAGGAATACTGCTGATCTCTACCATTACAACGCTATTCTTTGATGCTACTTTCGGCATTTTTATCACTCCGTTCGATCAATATAGGTCCTAAAAACTACAACACCGTGCATCCAGTCTTCATCTCTGAGAATCTGGAAACTCTCGAAGATGTAGACCTGCCCGGCGCTTTCCATGGCCGCCTCGACGGCCTGCTCAATTTCGATTACCTGTGCCCGGCCACGGTAGGAGCTCCAAATATGCAGCCGAACCTCGACCCGGCGCTCTTCGTCGCTCATCACCCGGCCTTCGGTGTCGAAGGTGTCGCCGATGACGATATACGGCCCCGGCGTCCTTTCGTCGGGCATATAATCAAAAACGCGCTCGCCGCCTAAAATGGCAACTAGCGCGTTATTGCCCGTCAACCGGGCATAGATGTCCCTATACAGTTCTGAGAGCTTCACGACACGCCTCCTCCATTGCGCCCCTCATCTTGTCATACACTTGCTGGGCCTTCGCCGCAAGGGCGGGGGCCATGAAAGGTTGCGCCTCCATCTTTCGCGTTCCGTACTCCACAGCGAACGCGTAATATTCCTTTGAGCCAGCCTTCTGCTTTTTTGTGGTACTCTTGCGCGTTCCGGCGTTGCGCGGGTAATCGGCTTCTACCTTCGCAGATATGCCCTTCTTCGCCATCTTCACTTTGATAGAGGCTTTGAGACGTCCGGTCCCGGCCCCTTTGCGTGGCTCGCGTGTTCCCATTGGAGCGCGTGTCCTGGCGTCCTCGGCGACTGACTCCGCCCCAGATTTCACAGCCTCACGCAACTTTTCCTGGACGATATCCTCACCAAAATTCTGAAGAGCCCGCACAACCTCTTGTGACCCCTCAAGGCGGCCCCATGCGATAACGGCCATATCACCGCACCTCCGTCACGCAGTCCAAAATGAGCCAACTTGCGATGGGGCGCGTCGTTTTCACCACCAAGCGACACCCCCGCCAGACGGCGATGTCCCCCTGTTGTACCTGCACCGCGCCGGGGCGGATGATAATTTCATGCGTGCGAAGTTCCCGCGTTTGGTCCGCTATCACGTTATCCCGCGCCTGTGTAACGTTCACCTGGGCGTATGTCGCACCGATGAGCGTTTCCGCTTCGGTGTACCCGCCCATCAGGTCTTTCGTTTTTTGGAGACGGTAGAATCCCACGCGCTCAGATAGCGCGCCCGCGCCTCTTGGAAGGGCCATCGCTCATCACCCCATCCCGGCGGCGGGGGAGATATCGGACACCTGACGCACCCAGACTTTCACACCGCGCCACATGTCAGGCACCAACGAAAAGGGGACGCGCTCCTTGGCATATAGGAAGATTACCGGCTCGCCACCGAGCTCACCTGTGCCAACGGCCACGAGCCACGGTGGGTCTCCGAGACTTTTCCGAAGCCCCTCTGCCTTTTCGTTTATCATGCCGCTCATGGGCTCACCCCCGTGGGAACGTTGCGATCTAACCAGAGCAACTGCTGCGCCGCGTTGGGAACTCCGCCGGTCTCTCTGTTCTGGTACCAGTTTGCCACGGTGAGAAGTATGGCCTGTTTCCAGGTCTGCTTTACCGTTGGGGGCTCTTCGCCCTCAGCGGCAACAAGCGCAGTATTGAGAAACCCCTCCGCCCACTCACGCGCCGCCGTGATATAGCTGGATATTAGCGTGTCATCTTCATTAAATTCAACTCTCAGTTGCGTTTTTGCTTCTTCGAGTGTTACCGGCTCCGCTATCGGCATTCGCTTTCACCTCCGGGGGCCGCCTCGTGAACCCGTATGCCTCCGCGTATGCCGCGCATTCATACGGGACCTCATGTTCTCCTATCTCGAAATCGCGCCGCCTGCACCCGTCAATATAGAACGTGAAAGGCTTTGCGACGTTGATTTTTTTCGTCTCCACAGAATCACCCCCATTAAAAGGCTTGGGGGGCATAAGCCCCCCAACGGTTAAGCCGAGCACTTGACGAACTTCAGCGCCTCGCTGTTCAAGATCATGTTGCCTACACGCTTCGTCATGTAGAAATTGACATAGGGCTTATTGCTATACGGGTCACGCAACAGCCGGATGCCGGTCCGGTCCATGATGATGTACGCCTCGCGGAAGTCGCCGAAAGCGATGGGGATAGCCCCCGCGCCCGCTGGCGGGAAATCGTCGTTATAGGTGTAGGGGAAACCGAGAATGCTGTTAGGCTCGCCGCTCTGCAAACCGGGCTGCCACAGGTAGTTATTCTCGTTATCCTTGAGCTTGCGGATAGCCGCCAACGTCTGACGGTTCATCATCCAGCGAGACTGGGGATAATAGCGGCTCTTGAGCGCCGTGATAACGTCAATCAGCATATCCCCGAAGGCCGCAGAGGTCGCGGGGAAATCGGCGGCAACGCCGGTCGCGATGTGCTGGAAAGTCCCGAAAGCCCGCGTATCATCCGGGGTTGCCGCCGTGGTGACAGTTAGAAGGCCCTTCGGCTGCTTCGTCCCGGTTCCGGCGGTGAAGGCGATGTTCTCCTGCTTCGCAAACTCACGAGCGGCGCTCTCCGCCAGCCATGCCTCGACATCAAAGAAAATGTCATCCAGCGCCTTCTGCGTTGCGCTAGGCTGACAATAGATTTCCCCAAACACCGGCGAAACGGTGCTGAGGGTCGGGGTCGCGGTCACGGGCCGCGCCTCGGTTTCACCGACCCAGCCCGTAGTGAGTCCGCCGTTATCCACGAGCTGGATGATATCCTCGGTGCCAACAAGCCGCACGTCGCAAACTGCGCGCATGGGGGAATCCTCACTTACGAGGCGGAAAATTTCAGTATACATCTCACGCGGCACAGCATAGCCGCCGTCCGCATCCACCCCGACCTGAACCGCCTTCACCTGAAGGTCGGCCAGCCCCTCGGTCACGCCCTTACGCACGAACTTCCCGAAAGCCGCCTTGTGCTCCCGGTTCGCCACATCCTCCGGGGTGAGGGTACCCAGCCCGGGCCTGTTCGCCCGCGCCTCAAGCTCAGACAGCCGCGCCTCACGGGCCTGGAGCTCTGCCTCGATCTTTGACAGCTTTGCCTCCAGTTCGCCCGCCTGGCCGCTGCTCTTCTTCAGCTCATCGAGCCTCGCATCATTGGCGCTCTTGTACTCGGAAAACGCCTTATTAAGATCGTTCAGGATGTTCTTCATCTCATCCATGGTTATACACCTCGCATTTTAGAAATTAGGTTGAGTGCTGCTTTCTTTGCTTCATCCGCCTCAGCATCCCGCTGAGAATCGGCACGAATAGCGGCGAGCGCAGCTTTCGCCTCGGCCCTCGAAAGCCCTGCATCCCGCAGGAAATTCTCAAGCCCTCTAACTGTCTTAACCTCGTCTACCACAGCTTTTGGGTTCGCCGGGAATGTAACGAGGGAGACTTCCCAAAGATCAATATCTTTCAGTACACGAACGCGGGTATTATCACGGGTCTCCCATTCCCAAGCCAAGGGAAGAAACCCAATAGAAAGACCGCGAATTGCACGATTCTTTAATAGAATGTGCGCTTCGCGGCCCTTTTCGATGTCCAACAAAAGCCGACCTTCCAGCCATAGCCCTATCTCATCCTCACGGATTCTTTCATATACGCCAATGGGTTCCGCGCTGTCATGCTGCCAAAGCATCACGGGCGTCTTCTTTTGCAACGTCTCCGCAAACGCGCCCCTAACAATTACGTCGCCCCAATCGTCTACCACGTCAAATACCGACCCATACCCGCTAAAATACCCTTCGTCATTGATCTCTTTGATCTCCATCGGGTAGCTCTTCTTGCTCAGTGGTGGCATTCGTATCACTCCCCTCTGTATCCTCTTCGTTGTCAACTCTCATATTCATCGGTATCAGGTGAATGTCCCCGCCCTCATACGGGTTCA